ATGGTTTCGCAATTAAGTGAAGCAATGCTGGACGTGATCGCTGATGCCTTGGTAGACAAAGGCTATATCTTTTTATCTGACTTAGTTCCTTCCTGTATTAGCCAAGTACTATTGGAAAAAATTCAATCAACTGAAATATATGAATTAAAAGCTGCCTCTATTGGTCGAGGTTCTGAACAGCACTTAAATCCAGACATTCGTCGTGACAGAATACAGTGGCTAGAAGAGCAAAATGAGCCCGATGCCCAGTATCTTGAGTTGATGACACAACTCAAAAATGGCTTGAATCGTCGCTTGTTTATGGGCTTATTCGATTATGAAAGCCACTATGCGGTATATCAGCCTGGGGCCTTTTATAAAAAACATGTTGATGCACTTAAGGGCAGCCAAAATCGTATTTTAACCACAGTGTTTTTCTTAAATCCTGACTGGAAAGCGGCAGATTGTGGTGAGTTGATTATCTATGATGAAGCCGATATTGAGATTGAGCGCATCGCGCCTAAAATGGGCCATTTTGTGATTTTCCTCAGTGAGCGTTTTCCCCATGAAGTGACCAAAACCATGGCCCAGCGCAATAGCATTGCGGGTTGGTTTCGGGTCAGTAACAGCGTGCATGGCTTTTAACTTTAGCTTTTAACTTCACCTTATAACAAACCCCTAAATGCTGCCTACAGGTTTAGGTGTTTTTGCTCTCGATTGCCGCTTTTGGTCATCACCAATCACCAATCACTTATAGCGACTGCGCAATGTCATTGGCTATTTCTCGGATATTGATTGGCCATCACGGCGTGTTCTTCCGCAGCAGTATTTATTCCAACCTGTTTTAACTACCTTCTACTCATTTTTTCAAATTTTTTTACACTCTTAAGCTTTAGGTAATCTAAGCCGCCGAAAATGGAATGAATTTGTCCAATCATGCTGAAAATAGGGTGTTTTATAATGCACCATGTAAAAACAATAACTTACGTAAATTTCAATAAGTTATGTGGCTTTTGATGTAGAATATTATGGTATGTTGTAGTTGTGCGCCGCCATTCCGTCGCCACTTTTGGCAAGGTTTGCAAGTGGATTTTTAGTGATAGCATCTTCTAAATGTTCGGGTGCAAAGTGAGCATAACGCATAGTTAAGCCAATATCGGCATGGCCTAAAATATCGCGTAAAACAATAATGTTGCCGCCGTTCATCATAAAATGACTTGCAAAAGTGTGGCGTAAAATATGCGTCATTTGCCCTTTGGGGAATGACAAGCCAGCACGCTTAGACGCTGCCTCAAATGCTACTCGGGTAACGTTAAATAATGGTCCAGTTTTTTGAGGGATTTTATTAAACAATTCGGGGCTAATGGGTACAGTTCGATTGCGCTTACCTTTGGTTTTGATAAATGTAATCCGACCATTAGTTACCTGAGAACTGGTTAATTTAGCCGCTTCTGACCAGCGACAACCAGTCGATAAACAAATTTCAACCACAGTGATGAGATCTTTATTTAACGATTTTTGGCATTCATCGAGCAGCCTCGGCAAATCAGCCGTTCGTAAAAATATCAGCTCAGATTCATCGGTATTCCACTGTTTAACATCGGCGAGTGGGTTAGGGTAATTCAACTCGCCAAGTCGCCTAAGTTCATTGAACATCGATTTTATATAGGCCAAATCAGAATTAAGCGAAGACGGGCTCACTTTTATAGAGCGATTCAATTCATCAATATAATCGCCATTCATCCGTAACGTGCGGTAATTAGCAAAATCATTGGCGGTGATATTCTTAGCCATAGGATCATTTAGCACATTGCAAAAAATTTGCAGGCGCTGCATACGACACTTAGATTTTAACTGCCGCCCGTGCAAGTCATACCAACGCTGGATTAACTCAGACAAACGGCGGTTATCCGCCTTTTCACCCAACCAAGGCTTATCGTTCACCGCTTTCATGGTGAACAATTCATAGGCCGTTGCCTCGCCCTTAGTCGCAAACTTCTTGCGCACCCGCCGACCTTCACGGCCGTTCGGGTAGCACTCACATAGCCAAGGTTTATCGGTGCCGTCTTTTAGATTGCGAACTGACATAGGGTTACTCTAAAGAAACGGCGATATCACTGCCTGAAACAAATAACGAATCACCATCAACAGTCGTTAATTTGGCATCAATATTGGCGTAAATAATCTGAGGTGTTTCGCTACGACCATAAAATTTAACTTTGGCATAAGTGTCGTGCTTACTGGATATAACGTAGTAATTACCGCCAGTGTCACAATCCATATTAAATTGAGGCTCATTTCGCCTTACATTGGAAAATTCACCATTCTGTGATTTAAAGAAGTCATTATTTATCGTGACAGAACAGAAATTATCATTGTCACCGCCAAAATTAAAAACAGTAGCGGGCTGGCTATTTCGTTGAGTTTCATATTTATTGATAGCATTAGTCAGCTTGAATTTATCCTCACTCAGATACATAGCAGTTGCAAAAATAAGTGCAAAAACAAAGACACCTAAACAACCTTTACCAACCTTAGCAGGTGTAATGCCAGGATTTTTTGCACCACAATGTGGGCAGGTATTAGCCGACTCGGAAACCTCTTTTCCGCATTCTTTACATTTTACTAAAGCCATCGCAAAACCTCCTTGTTAAACCGCTTCTATCACTGACACAACCTTGCCGTGGATCTTGGTCGCATCGGTATTGATTGGGTATTTGTCATCACCATCGAAAAAGTAAATGTTGCCATCAGGCATTTGGCGCAGATCACCAACTTGATAGCTTTCGTTAACGCTGAATAAGTAAAGGCCCTTGGTAACAACTGTCTCACGCATGTTGATAAACAACTTGCGGCCACCATGTTTTAGCAAGAAATCGGCAGTGTTTGGCTGGATAGAGTTCAAAAAGAAAAATCCGCTATCAACCCTAAACTTTTCAAGTGTTCTCAGGCCGCCGTTTTCGATCTCACAAACGGTCAGCAGGGGGATCTTGTAGGCCTCGTCTGACTCGACCAATGGCACGTACTTAGGCACTGACTCACCAACGATAAAACCATCATCAATTTCAACCCCAAAACTCCTACCAGTGCCAAAACACAAATATTCGACAGGTGTATTCGTCGCGAGATGCAATCGAATGATTAATTCATGCGGAGTAGTGTTTCGCGTTGTCCATGTGGAAAGCGTGGCAGGCGTTACGCCAATTAATTCAGATAATTCAAGGCGATTGCTCACTTTAAATAGGTGAATTAATCGCTCAATAAATACCTTTCCCCCATCACATTGAGTGATTTTATCTAAGGGGTAGCGAAATTTATTATTTTTTAGCTTGTAGAAGTCAGACATTTTGGTGATAATCTCACTCAGATGAAAACAGCCCAACCAGTAACATGCTCCAACATGCTACAGGTACACATAAACAGAAGGATACCAGCAAATGAGTGGAATTGTCCTGCACATCGGTGCGCCGTTCATTACTTATCAACAGTACGCAGCAATGTCTGGTCTGTCGCTAAACAAAATCCAAGAAATGGCGCGTGAAGGTCAACTGCCAATCGCCCCAAAAATACGCCCGCGTGACACTCCTCTCATCAACATGGTTGCGCTGACTAAACAGGCAAACCAACTGGCCGAACAAGCCGGTTATTAACCTGACGTATTCAGCAACACGAGAATAGCAAAACGGAGATTTGCGGCCATGTATAGCACCAGCCCATGCACACAAAGCACAGCCAAAGCAGCGCACCAGCCGCATATCGCGGGTGCGCTGAGGCAGTTTGCCGACGGCGAGCAATTGAGCGAAATCGCCAAAGCGGCGCACTTCAATAAGCCGCAAATGCTGCGCAATAAATTGCTACTGAGCCAGCCACATCAACTCAGCATCCACGAAGCTGTGGACATCGCCAAGGCGAGCGGCAATCGCTGCATTATCGACGGCATGTTGTTGGAGTTGGGCTGCGCGCCATCAATGGCAATTGAAGATTTAAACCAGTGTGAACGCATGTCACTGACCGACCGCGCGCTAGAAATCAGCGCCAACGCGGGATGGCTGGGCAACATGGCATTAGACGTTAAAGCGCGGCGCGGTGGCATCACCGAACGCATGCGCCATGAAGCCGTAAAACGCGCAAGCGTAGCCATGTCGCAACTTGCGTTATTTGTGCATGACGTTGAACAGAAATTCCAAGCGATACCCGTGTTGTCAGTCGCTTTTGATGCAGTGCAAACCATGCCCATGCCGGGCGTAATGTAGGAATCAATATGAAACCGTTACTCGCCGCTACAGCAGACGTAGAAAAAATTGATTTTGATAAAGGTGTGCTTTGCTCACCAAAGCTTGATGGCATTCGTTGTTTAGGTATTAACGGCGTAGCAATGTCTCGCAGTATGAAGCCTATTCCTAATCAACATGTACAGGCGCTGTTTGCTACAGGCCTGCTTGATGGATTGGATGGAGAATTGATTGTTGGCAGTGTTACCGCGCCTGATGTGTTTCGTAAAAGCAGCTCAGCCATCATGACAAAAGAAGGTGAGCCCAAGTTTACGTTTTATGTATTCGACAGTTTTGATATAGCAGCAGATTTTAACGAGCGTTATGCACGATTATTGCCTCGGGTATACCAACTAAATGAGTCTGGAATACCTAATGTCATGCAAGTTGTACATGAGCCAGTCAGAAACATTGAAGCACTCGAAGCGTATGAGGCGGCAATGTTAGCACAAGGGTACGAAGGCGTGATGATACGCAGTGCAACAGGCCAGTACAAACAAGGTCGATCAACCATTAGCGAAGGGATTTTACTTAAATTAAAACGCTTTGCCGATGATGAGTTTGAAATTATCGGCTTTGAAGAACGCACCAATAGTAGCGGCATTGGCTATAGCGATTTAGGTGCATTAATCCTCAAGCACCAAAACGGCCAGTTCAATTGCGGTACTGGATTTAGTGCCAAAGAACGCCAACAAATTTGGAATGATAAAGCCCAATACCTAGGCAAAATCGCCAAAGTGAAGCATTTCGAAAGCGGCGCGAAAGACTTACCACGCTTCCCTGTGTGGTTAGGTTTACGCGATCCATTAGATATGGATAACAGTCAAGCCGAATCTAAAACGGTTGATTTTTCAACACCAGTAACCAATCGCAAACCTCAGATAAACAAAGCAGAAGCCCATGCCTACTGGGGCTTAAACACTAACCAAATCGACATTATCAAAACCCACAAAGCCAGATGCATGAGCGAGTTAGCCGAGGATATCCGCTACTTGAGCAGCAATATCGATAATGCAATAGGGCATTTTATGGCGTTGTCTTTCTCGCAGCAGCGCATTGCGTGTTTTCAAGCGGGTATTGATTCTGAGCCATACACAGAAACGGATTTCGATGGCGAAAGGGCCTACCGCTTTATCGAGCCAATTGCTATGACGCAAGACGAAAAAGAACAACTCGCTACCGCAGTTGTAGAGCTAGAGCTAATCAGCCTTAGCGCTAAGTTAACCCACTATATCGAATCAATGGCGGCAAGAATGCGCCTTGAATTTGTTGCAGCGTAAGAGGGAGACATCATGAGACAAACCGCAACTAAGCCAGCGCCAACCGCATTACCACTGCACGCCGCCAACGAACACCACGGCGAAGCGGGGCAAGCCGCGATAGCCGCCATTCGTAACATGTTAGGTAAAAGCAGCGCCGCCAGTCAGTACGACAAACTTAACCAACAACAGCGCGCGATGATCTTATTTGCCGCCCGTTTACGCCCCGCTAAATACATCAACCTGCCATTGCTCAGCATGACCTTAGAAGAACGCGAGGCCATTCGCGTGGCGATAATCGCGCTGTTAGATCTCGGCAAAGCCTTTGGCTGTGTGCCGTTATCGCGTGACCAGTTTTTCCCGCCACGCGCACTTAAACCCGTCGCCAGCAGTCAAGCCGCGCCAATGGAACGTGAGGTCAATAGCGATGTGGATAACACACTTGCAGAAATTAACAGACTGGCAGCATCACTCAGCGCTGACATTAACGAGATTGAAAAACACTAGAAAGCAAAAAGCCACAACCGCGGTAACGGTTATGGCCCAATCATTCAATGAGGACACACCAAATGATAAAACCAAGCATAGCAGCACACGTCACCCCAGCGCAAGCCATCGCCAGCGAGGCAAACCGCGTTATCTCAACTTTAAAACTCAGCACGCCAGCCGACCGCGAAATGGTCGAAGCAGTGCTCGAATCCCTCAAGGCCGTGGCCGACATACTCGCGCCAGCTGTCGGTAAAACTATTGGCATTCGCTTAATCGCCATCCGCAACAACATCGCAGTCCAACAAATACAGGCGGCCTGATTATGAGCACACAAACCACAGCGGCCAACGGGCCGCAATTTGACTTAAGCAATCCGCAGCATTTAGCCATGCGCAAGTTGATGGCCGATGTGTATTCACGCCACGTCAATTTGCTAGAACGAGGTTTACCAATCTGCGCAGCAACCTATCGCGGTATGGGCATGGGGTTAGAGAGTGTTGCGCTGTTTGTATTAGCAGATCCAACATTAACGGATCTTTGCAATGCATTAAATAACGCCATGTTTGATTTTAACGATTTATACCTGTCGAGGGCAGCAGCATGAGCCAACACAGCCAAATCTTAGCCGAGTTCGGCTACAAGCGCGGAAATCCAAGACGCGCCGATGTCGTTAACGGCATTCGCAGCGACGGCCAGCCGTTCGCCACTCGTGTCAACGTCAGTGCGCAAAAGCGCGCGAGTCGTGAAACCTGTCGCCGCATCGAAGACATTGCCATCGCCAAAGAGCTGGGTATCAGTTTGGAAGAATTAAGGGGCACGCTATGAGCGACCATCAATCAATTATCGAATTTAAACAGCTTATCCAATCTGAAATAGGCGACTTTTTCGCGGGTTTTGGTCAAGTCGGCGAGCCAGTCACGCCAGAAGAAATGCAAACAAAATTGCATGCAAATATTGATCGCTGTTTTGCTGAAATAGAAAAGAAGTGGTTTTTATTCCCAAGCCAAGACCTCGTTTGGATGACGCGCGATGAGTTTAATCACTATCACGCCATCAATAAAATGAAGCCGGTTAACTTGGAGTTCTTGAGACAATTTGCTTTGAGTCAACTTGAAACATCCAAGTTTGCCGCAGAAGTTGATTTTTTTAATTGCGATGGTGACAACGTTGAATTTATGCGTAACGACGCATTTGAGTGGATTCAATTAGCCAGAGGATTATCACGCGAAATTAAAAAGTTGGGTGGCCTATGAGCAGCACACACGGAAACGTCCGCGAAAACGAACTTTACCCAACGCCTGATAACGTCGTCGACGCCTTAGTCGCGAAATTGGTATTACGTGCAACCGACAGATTTTTAGAGCCCTGCATAGGAACTGGCGCGATATACGACAAAATCAATTTACCTGAAGCGCAAAAAAGCTGGGCTGAACTTGATCGCGGGGTGGATTACTTAACCGCGCAATTCGGTCAGCAAGACGTGATCATAACTAACCCGCCTTTCTCGATCACCACTGACTTTTTGCTTAAGTCACTTAGCGAACTGGCACCAGACGGCACACTGGCCTATCTGCAACGGGTGAGTTTTTTAGGCAGTAAGTTACGGGTGCCATTTTGGGCACAAGTCGGCTTTCCTAACAAAACGCCGATCATCGTACCGCGCCCGCGCTTTGTCGGTGGCGGCAGTGATTCGTGTGAATACTCATGGTTTATTTGGGACCGTGGCAACCGCTTCCCAACTATGCAGAACGGTCTAAGCCATATCATCAGTGAAGAACTGCCAAAAGCTAAAAAGCAGAAAGCCAAGGCAGCCTAATGACTCACGATGATTTTGTCCGTAAATCCGCCGTCAATGTGACGGCGATTTTTACCACGCCGCACGCGATTACCGACCTCAATTGGTCGGTAAAAGAGCTTATCGACTTGCCGGAAAACGTCGCGCTAACCCTGTTTCGAGAATACTGCCGCAAACGCCGAGCGCTTAACCTTGGCCGTAGCGCCAACATTTGGCTGCGTAAACGCTGCAAGTCGCTGCGACTCATCATGCAGCAATTCCCTATCCCCATTTACCACCTAAAAACCGACGACCGCCGCGCCAGCATTGGCACCGAATGGGCCGACCGTTGCGCCAGCATACTCAACAACATGACGCAGTTTGGCACAGTGCAAGTTGATGCCCTCGAACTGCTCAAAGGCGTAAAACAACCCGCCGACCAATGGCAGTTTTGCCCCATGCTGCCCAGCTTTAAAGACTACGGCGATAAAAAAGCCAGCGGCTTATTTGATGCGTCGCCCGCCATGTACGACATGATTGCGGGCGCGATTGCACGCCTAACCGACGAGGCTTGGTGGCAACGTAAACTCGACAAAGCCTATGCCCATTACGAAGAACACGTTGCCATTATCGTCGGCAAAGTGCGCGGCGGGGTATCGCCTTACGTCAGCCATCACGCCTTTAAACAGTATAAAGCCCGCAAGCGCGCCAATGCCGCATGGCTAAATAGCATGATGGTCGTCAACGAAGAACACGGCATTGAGTTAAGCCTTGCCGATGCCGTTGCCGCGTCCATCGCCAACCCAGAAGTGCGCCGCGCTGAACTCATGGTCCGCATGCGCGGCTTTGAAGATTTAGCGGTTGAACAGGGCTGCGTGGGCGAGTTTTACACATGGACCGCCCCAAGCCGTTATCACTCATGGGGTAAAAGCAAAAAGGGCAAAACCTACTCCAACAAGCGTTACGACGGGGCAACACCAAAGCAAACCCAAGCCTATCTTTGCCACCAATGGGCCAAAGCCCGCAGCAAATTAGCCCGCGAAGATATCGAAGTATTTGGCTTTCGTGTGGTCGAGCCGCACCACGACGCCACGCCGCATTGGCATCTATTGCTATTTTTCAAGCCGGAACAACTGCGCCAAGCGCGCTCAATCATGCGCCGTTATGCGCTCGAACATCACAAAGACGAACTCGCACCACCTAAGGGCAAGCGCGGAACAAACTTCCAAGGCTACCGCCCACGGTTTGACTTTAAAACCATTGATCCCGCCAAGGGCAGCGCCACAGGTTACATCGCTAAATACATCGCCAAAAATATCGACGGCTTTCAAGTGGATGACGACTACGAGGCAGAAACCAGCGGCGAGCATGGCGCGCAAAATGTCGCGGCGTGGGCCAGCACATGGAACATTCGCCAGTTTCAACAAATCGGTGGCCCTAGCGTCACGGTTTGGCGCGAGCTGCGCCGCCTGCGTGAGGCGATAGATTTTGACGACATTATCGAACTAGCACGCCACGCCGCCGACAATAGCAACTGGTCGCGCTATGTCGAAGTCATGGGCGGCACATTCTGTAAACGTGCCGACAGGCCAGTACAACTCGCCAAAGTCACCCACGACGGCGCCAACACCTACGGCGAAGACGTGCAAAAAATCATGGGCGTGATGTCGCTCGAAAACCACACCCCAATCAATACCAGACTCGACGGCTGGGAAATCCGCTCGCCAGAGTCAGCCAAAGAGCCACCCAGTGCCGAGGAACGGGCTTTTGATGTGGCTTTTGATTGTGCTTTTGATTTTGCTTCTAAAAGCGGTGACAACCGCGCCACTTGGAGCACTGGCAATAACTGTACGCAGTCGATCAAAACCACCGAAAAGATCGCAAAAGGGGATCGACTCTTAATCCAAGAGGGAAAAAAGTTGGGACTCGACGCGGATGATCTTAAACGCCTACGTGCGGGGGCTGTCATTGATTCCGTGGTTAATGGCTCTCATCAGTTCATTCGGCTGCGCAGCGGCATGCTTATCGTCAGTCGTCAGCCATTTAATCCGCGAGAAGCCAGCGATTACGACGATGCCGGATTAAATCATCAGTTCGATGCCTATCAACGCGCCAGCGATAAGGCACTCGATAAGCAGCTGCGTCAGCAAGCATGGCAGTTAATCGACACAGTCCGCGACGTTGAAGAGTGGATCTCAGATATGCAGCCAGCCACAGCAAAACGCGCACTGGAACAGTTGGCCGACATTGTCGAGTTGCACCACGCCGATAAATACGCCTTACCAGGTGTTTACGAAAAAACAGAGAAAGCAGAGTCAGCCATCAACGATAACGTCAACGAGTGGGATAACGATGAACCTTTTTAACCTGATCACCAACGACGAACGCCTGCAAATCGAATCGGCCTATGCAAAAACAGGCGAGTGCCTTGCCCGTTATCAACGCTGCCAAGCGGTGCTAACCCAATTTAGCAGCCAAGCAAACGGCAAGCAGCGCATCAGCCAGTGGATAGCCAGCCAACCAGACACCGAGCGCGAGCTATGCAGCGCCGTGCTCAACGGCATCGTCGCCGCCAAACGCCACTATGCCGCAGTCAAAGCAAGCGGCCAGCCAACTAAACCAAGCACGGCAAAAGATGCGCCAGCCATGCCAACACCAGCCGAACGCGAAGCACTGCGCCAAGCGGTAGCCAATAGAACAGCGGGAAGATAGCCATGCAACTGACTAAAGATGATCTCACTCAAGCAGACCACGACACGATATTAGCCTATTTCGCCGCAACACAAAGGGCTGCAGGTTACAACGGCACATGTTTGATTTGTGTATCAAGGCTGGCAGAACTTCACCTTGATAACAGCATCGCGTTTGCTGATCTGGCTATCGACACCATGAGGGCAAGCGCATGAACACCATAGACACATTCAACTTTGCGGTACCAAATGTTTATCGAGTAAAGACATTCGCAACTATGTTACATGGTCATAAAGATATAAATGACTATGTTGGCCATGGACGGAAATATCTATGACAGCTGCAGCAAAAAGCTATTTAGGCGCAAAAAATGGCAGCGGCGTTTATCAGGCCATCATTAACCTGATCCCGCCGCACCAAACCTATGTCGAAGCGTTCCTCGGTACGGGTGCCATCATGCGCCGCAAAGCGCCAGCGCAAACCAATATCGGCATCGAAATAAATCAAAGCGTCATAGACAAATTTAACCATGCTGCAGCAGAGCTAAATATATCTATGAACATCATCAACGCTAACGCCATCGAATGGCTAAAAACGTTTAAGCCAACAGGCAAAACGGTAATTTATCTCGATCCGCCTTATGTGCATTCAACTCGCACCAGTAACGCCAGATATAAAAACGAACTTACCGACGCGGATCATGCCGAGTTGTTAGCCACCATTAAGAAACTAGCCAACACACCAGACACCTACATCATCATTTCTGGCTACCGCAATGCGCTGTATGACGTGGAATTGCACAACTGGTACAGCAAAGACTTTCAAGCCATGACGCGCGGCGGGGTTCGCACTGAAACCGTGTGGTGTAACTTCCTGCCAGGCGAACAGCATTACCACACCTTTGCGGGTAAAGACTTCACCGACAGACAACGGATTAAACGCAAGGCCGAAAGATGGGCGAAAAACTTTGAAGCATTACCCGCCGCAGAACGCCAAGCCGTGATGGCTGCCTTGCTCGCTATAGACAATTAAAACTATGGAGTACCGCAAAATGAAAACAGCACTAAATTTTTTAAAATTAAGTATCGCCATAATATTGGGTGGTGTCGTGATCTACCTGTTAGTAGGAGTGATTTTTTCCTATTACCAATATAGCGAAACATTTATCGCTTTTTTATCTGGATGGTGGATTTCTAGTTATACATCTTGGGTTTTCAATAAAAGCGGATTTAAGAAAAAATGAAAACACTAATCCAAGGCTGCGAAAGCGCGCAGCAGTTCGACATCTTGCTAATGCTAACCAGTATCAGCAGCCAAGCCAAAAAAGATGCGCTACGGGCGCACCTTGTCGACGGTTTACCAGCAAAACGCGCCTATGCCCGTTTCGGGGTAACACAGCAGCACTTTAGCGAAGCACTCGCTACGCTAAACCAAAAGGCGGATCTTGCCATGCAGTACGCCGCCTTACAAAAAACCAAAGCGGAAAAAAACTTTTCAGCAATACAAGAAAAATTAAGAAGCGGATATCAACCAATTGGAACTAAACCAATCAACGCCAATCCGCCAGGCGATGATTAAAAACATAGAAATTAAACACTAGATAAGTGGTGTAAAAAGCGAGGTTTTATGAAAAGTATCAACTGGAATCAAATGTCAAAACTCGGTTTGATAGAAAGGATTAACCGAGAAATATTGCACCCACTGGGTTTAGCCATAGCCAGAGACGTGACAACTGGGATAAGTGAAAAGGTATTAGTTGCACCGGATGGCATATTTGAATACGGGGAAATAAAATCAACCATCATCAGTGAAGATGAAATCAATAAAATTCTTGATGAATATAGAGAAGTAAAGAAATGCAGTTAACAAAAAGCCCTCATTCGAGGGCTTTGTTTTGCCAGCAGTAAACCTCACTTTTGCAACAGCGCCTTAATCGCCTGCAAGTGCTGCTCAATTTCCTGCACATTCGCCTCCGTCAGTGCCGAACGCGAGCCACTCAACTGCAACAGCTCGGCAGCATCAGCCCCAAGCGCATCCGATATCGCCAAAAAAAGACTTAGCTTAATATCAAACCCGTTTTCAACTTTAGACAAGGTTCGAGTGCTAATGCCAACATTTTCAGATAATTGTGTTTGCGTCATACCGCGCATTTTCCTTTGATCTACAATCCGTTGCCCAATCATTTTTAGGCTTATTGTCATTGAGTAAACTTATTGTTCTAGATCACATTTATAAAAAACCAGCACAAAGCTGCTGCAAAACATAGCTCAACTAGCAACAAATTGCCTAAGCATCATCACTAAAGTCGATATTATACCGTACGTAACAAAAGGGATTTAGGTTCGCTAATCGTCAGCGATAAGTTAGAAAAAAGTTAAAATAACAAGGAGTACGCGCAAAATGTGCGATTTGATTAGAGTCAAACAAATGGAATTGGTCATTAGATCAGTAGAATGCAACAGCTCGGCAATAGACAAGGAAATCGCAATATCGTTACTCGCCGAACTCGTCAACAACTGCCTACAAGAGAACGGCATCCATCCAAGCGAAACCCAGCAAGCAGCCTAAAAAGCCAGTTCTCGTTGTAATTCGCGGCGCTGATCGGGGGACAGCGCTTTTGCTAACGCGGTAATGATCTCAGTGGTATTTTTTGCGGACGGGTTTAACGTATGGCTAAACGACACATTAGTCACAAATGTGTGACCACATTCGGGGTCAGTGCACGAGCAATATAAATTAGCGTGGGCTGCACTTAAACGATCAGTTTTACCGATAATGGCTTTCTTGTGGCACGTAGGGCATAAAATCCGCATACCGATCTCCCAATCGTCTGCTTAATGAACAACGCATAGTGTAAGCCAACACACTGTTTTTTTAAACAGTAAAGCCCTCAATTGAGGGCTTTTGCACAATACACATCAGCAAATGAGCACTAAACCGCTGCGCTTTGGCTGCCTGTCGTCATATCAAACACCAGTTTTAACTTGCTGCCGATCTCGGGGTCACGATCAACTTCATCAACAAACATCTTAATCAGTGGCCGCGTTTCGCTCTTAAAATAAACCTCATCATACTTAAGAGGGTCACCAAGGCCTGCCGTGTTGGTAGGGATCATCCCGCCCAAACCCGCAGGGAACCGATGCGCATTAAACACATCTTGTGCGGTTACAGCCTTAACGTTGCCAAACTCGTCTTTTGATTCAAAATTGCCAACGGGGATAATTTGAACGCCTTTTTCTTTACCATTGGGAATATTCACAAACAGTGAGCTAAAGTTACCAACGCCCTTAGACTCTTGAATTTTTTTCTTAATTTCTTCTTCAACTTTAGCGTCTAAATTCGGGTCGGTGGTATACAAGATAAAACCCATGTGCGCGCCGTTTATGTAGTATTTGCGGCGGAACAAGGTTGCATCTTCATTCAAAAGTAATGACTGTAAGCCGCCTAAATAATCGGGGCAGCCATAAACCTGCTGCACTGTGTCATACACCCGCACCCAAATGATATCTTTGGCTTTATAAGTCTTAACCGTATTTTCACGCTCAAGCACCACTGCGCCACCGTCGCCAGCAACGCGGGTCCGGTAACTGGGCAGCGGAAACAAGCGCAGCACTTGTCCAAAGCCATTGCGGATCTTGAGTAACGCCACATCGCCATATTGAACACAATTTAAAAATGCCGCGCCCATTTGCTGTGCGCTAATACCACCAGAGATAAACCGCGCCGCCGCCATATTCGCCCGACTTTGCACTATGCCGCCGTGTTGCGCATTGCGGCGGGTTAAGTTCGCCAGCAGTTGCCTATCGACAGGCGGTTCCCAGTAGCCGTGCATTTCGTTGTAATACAGCGAATCATAATCCGTTAGCCACATATTCGGCATCACGGTTTCGGGCATGCTAAACACCACCGTTTTAGCGGGGCCGTTAGCGTCAGTGGTCGTTGTTGAGCTATCGTCGTTCGCCGCAGTTAATGAAGTGCTCATGGCTGTTACCTTTTTAAATTGCACATAAATAATTGGTTAAAATCATCAACTGAATAAGCATCTCGCAGCTCATCAATATCAATAAAATCGCAGCCACCCGTAATCGCATCCTTAATAGTCACAACATAGCGCCACTGTTTATCAGGGCACACGCGGCCGCCGTCGCGCATTAAACTTAAAGAGGGGAAAGGAGGTGTAGACTCGGGGTGAAGGTTTATAAAATCATCACCAGACCAAAATCGTTTGGCAGCGGTGTTATCATCATTAACGCTTGAATAGAATGTCTGCGTGAATTGTTTGTGACAGGAAATACCTGTCGCTATTTTTCTGTAGTATTCAAATTTTTCATTAAAAAAATACTCATCAAAATAGACGTCAGCACCCCAACCTGCAAAGTGCATTCGGCTTTCATCAACAAATAAAATTTGTGCCTCACCAAATTGAGTCAGTAATCTTATTGGGCCTTTACAGAGCTTAATGCCAAAATATTCAGAGAGAAATCGAGTTAAAATATCTCGACAATATGAGGCGGTAGGGTATTGATCATCATCACTTTCACAAGTAAAAAAGATTTGATTTTTACCTGTTAATACTGCCTTTTCAAATGCTTCACAAACAAAGTAATCAGTAAAACCTCCAACGCGAAACTTAAGCGTATTTCGAACACGTTGATTAATATTATTGTGCAAAACAAGTTGATAGCTAAACAATGTCTTAAGCCAATTATCAAACATAGGCTTAGTTATGTGCCTAACATCGATTATTTTTGAAGTGCCCATGATGATGTTCTCTTATGTTCATAGTTAAGGGGTTCATTGATCACCGCATGGGAGATCGCGAAAAATACGTCAGCGTGTCCGGTCACATTGTCGCGGCTCGCCTTAAACGTGATCGCACCGCCTGAATCGGTCACAGTGCGGCGAATCGATAAGCAGCTCATGGCAATGTCTTTGTGCCCTGCATCCCACTCGATGCGGCCACCTTCAATCACATCAATCATTTTCAACACTAAGCGGGTTTTGCTGCCCACGCTGTAATGAATCGCTGTCGCCTCGCGGGGATATAACGTGCTAATCGAATCGAATACACCAGCGCCAATGCCAGTGGTATCCACACCGATATAGGTGACGCGGTACTTAGCGTAAATCTTTTGGATTTCGGCCACGTGGTGCGAAAAGTTCATCCCACGCCAATAATGCTTCTCGAGCACGCGGAATTTTTCACCCTTCTTTTCACCAGGTGCAACAACAACCAGCGTCGCATTATCGCGGGTACGTGACGGATCATAGCCGAGCCACACCTCACGATTGCCAAACGGCCTCGGTGCAGCGGGTTTGTAATCTTGCCAGCGCGCCGCCTCGACCATGCACTTTTCAAGGTCGCTAAACTTAAACACACTGTCGGCATCATCAACAAAGATGCACATAAACAAGTTGGCAAAGTCGTCGCCGTTGTACTCGTCGCGCAGTTCGTCAATATCGAACAGCTCACAGCCACCCGCGAGCGCATCCTCAATCGTCACCACATAGCGCCACTGTTTATCAGGGCACACGCGGCCGCCATCGCGCATTTGGTCAAACGTCGGGAACTCGATTTCCTCGCGTTCAGGTTTACCTTTGCGCCAGTGGTCACCAGTCCAAAACGGATAAGCGGGGTGCGCTTTTGTGGAAGGGGTCGAAAAGTAGGTTTTACGCCAGTTCGAATGCGTTGCCATCGCCGAGGCCAGCTTGTTAAGCACGTCAAACTTGCCAATCCAAAAATACTCGTCCACATAAACGTGGCCGTGGTAACTCTGTGCCGTCTTGCTGTTAGTGCTCAAAAACCGCAGTTCGGCAGCACCGTGCGCGGTATTAAGCACAATCGGGTTACCGGTTAACTCAATCTCGAAAAACTCATGCGCAATCGCAATAATATAACTACGGAACACCTCGGCCTGACTGCGAGAGGCCGATAGGAATATTTGCGGATCACCAGTTAATACCGCTTGTTCGAAAGCCTCACCCGCAAAGTAATAGGTCGCGCCAATCTGGCGACTTTTAAGAATGTTACGAATGCGTTGATGCAGGTTCTCGTGCATCTTCTTTTGATATTCAAACAGCGACGCATACCAAGGGCCAAAATCATCAGCCGTTAAATGGCTAACATCGTTTTTCTTCTTGCGGCCGTTGCGCTTTTTACCTTCACCGACATTATTATCAGCAGTAGGGTTAATCTTGCTATTGCCGCCTTTATTGGCATTGGTGGGGCCAAAGCTATTCCCTTCATTTAGCGCCGCGCGCTCAGCATCAATCCGCTGTTTTTTAAGTCGCACATGCTGGTTAATCAGCATATCCAGCTCTTTTATCTGATTACCGCTTTTATCCTGAATATCCGTCAACAGCACAATGCGTCGAGCGATGGCCTCGTCGACTTCTTCCTCACGCAGCAAATCACTCCAACCGTATTTCGCCGCCCAAAAATAAATTATGCGGGTATTAGGCAGGTCTAAATCGAGGCGGATCTCGTCGGGCGTCCAACGCTTTAAATACAACCGTTTTGCTGCCTCGCGGATCTCGGGTGAATAGGCCATAAATGCGATCAAACGCCATCGTTAACGAATACATAGCGCCAGTGTATTGGTTTGCTAAGCCGTATTAACTGACTAATTTTCCTATCAATTCCGATTTAGCAAAAATCGGAATTGTGCCGAAGTTTGCCCAGTGATTGCCCATTGCAAACGCCTTAAGCTGTAGTCCTTACAGGTAATTTTTTAGCAAATGGGCAGGCAAAAAACATGGGCAAACAAACTGGATGGGTAATCGCAGCAACCGAAGGCGCTACCGTCGACGGTCGCACTATTACTAAACAGTGGATTGAAGACATGGCCGCCCAGTATTCAACCGATGAATACACAGCCATGATTTGGCCGGAGCACTTCCGCTCAAACTGGGCCCCATTTGAGGGTAAAAACTGGGGCACGGTCGACGAAGTTAAAGCCTCAACCACAGGCGGAAAGTTGCGCTTATATGTCAAGTTAACCGCTAACGACTACCTGCTCGCCGCCAATAAAGACGGCCAAAAGCTGTTTATGTCAATCGAAGCTGAACCCGATTACAAAGGCACAGGAAAAGTCTATCTAATTGGTTTAGCCGTAACAGACTCGCCAGCCTCAACAGGCACATCTCGCCTTAAGTTCTCAGTAGGTGAAAAACAATACGACCACGAAGTCAGCCAGCTTGAAGAGCTGCTCAGCTCTGACTTTATCAAAGACACCGATCAACAAAACCCAGAAAAATACTCAGCCACGGAAAAAGGCTTTGTTGCCGCACTGCTCGACTTATTTAAAAAACACACCACGCCCGAACCGACACAGGCAGCGGCAACCGACACCGAGGAAGAACCAATGAACAAAGAGCAATTCGACGCCTTAATGGGCAAATTCGACACCTTTGGCACCAAGCTAACTGAACTGGAAACCAAAGTTGAAACCTTTGGTAAAAAGCCAGAAGCCGACAAAAAAGACGACGTAAAAGTCGAATCGGACGCCGACAAGAAAGTCGACGATAAAGCCGCCACAGGTATCACCGCCGAGCAGTTCAGCAAACTGGAAACCATGTTCACAGGCTTTAGCGAAAAGCTGGGTGCAATGGAAACCAAGTTCAACAAATTAAGCGCCGAAGTAGACGGCCAAGAGCCAAACCCAGCAGGTAAAGGCGACAACTTTACAGTGGTGTAATCGCTGCAAAAAAGCAGATTAACCAATTCGTTAAACATTAGCAGCGAGAACACAGCATGAACTTAACACCACTTACAATAGCCTGTTTGCTGGCATACAGCACCAACATGGGCAAAAACTACGGCACTACCGATGTCAGTAAACAATTTAGCGTTACTGGTCCAATGGAAACTAAGCTCAAAGCGGCAATGTTGGAATCCGTTGAGTTTTTACGCCTTATCACCACCATGGACGTTGACCAAATTAAAGGTCAAGTCGTTAAAGTGGGTAACTATGCTATTGCCACTGGCCGCAAAGCTGGGGGGCGTTTTAATACCACTAACGGCGTAGACGGCCATGAATATGAGCTAGTCGAAACAGATTCATGCGCATCAGTGCCGTGGGCCACCTTAGCAGTGTGGGCGAACGCAGGCACAGCAAACCAATTTATGCAGTTGATGAGCCAAAATGCTACCCAGCGATTTGCGCTAGATATGTTGCGAGTTGGTTTTAACGGCACATCTGTAGCTGCAACATCAGACCCTGTAGCCAATCCAATGGGTGAAGACGTCAACAAGGGCTGGCACAAAATCGTATCTGAAAAAGCCCCAGATCAAATCATGACAGATGATATTTACTTCAACCCAGATGCAACGGGCGAGCTAAAAGACGGCGAGTATAAAACCCTCGACGCCATCGTCACCGAAATTAAAAACACCATGATCCATCCTGCATTACGTAACGACCCGCGCTTAGTGGTGTTAGTGGGTAGTGACTTAACCGCCGCCGCACAAACCAAACTCATGAACCAAGCCGACAAGCCAAGCGAACGTGTTGCCGCGCAAATGATGGATAAATCTATCGGTGGATTAAAAGCGTACACCCCGCCGTTCTTCCCAGGTAAACGCATCACAGTGACCATGCTGTCTAATCTGCACATCTATACACAAAAAGGCACGCGCTCGCGTAAGTCTGAAAACGTCGAAGACCGCAAGCAGCATGAAGACAAGTACTGGCGCATGGAAGGTTACGCGATTGAAGAGTTTGAAGGCTACGCGTCAATTGACGAAGCCGCGATGAACATTGGCCCAGCGCCAGCACCTTAGGCCATCGCTCAGTAACACAAGCTAAGTAAACCAGCCTAGGCACTTAATCAGTGCTTAGGCCATCAACTCCACAGAACACCAAAGTAGGACATTGCCATGAATGCCATCGCCAATTTTAGAAAGCGCCGTGAAGCAGAAAGAACGCAGCAAAAACCAACTGCTACGGAAACAACAGCCACGCCAGCGCCAGAAAACGAAGCGCTGCACTTACTTGCATATCTACTCTGCTGTGATGTTGAAGAAGCCCTTGAAGTCGCGCGTGAAGCAGTTAAGAAAAAAATCCATTTTCTTAATTTCACTATCGGAGTTGATACAGGAGAAGGCCAAGACAAAACAGCGCAAGCCACCGTCACCAACGACGACCAAGGCAACATCGCCAGCATCATCGATCACGCTGCAGAACTCGAAGACAGCGCCGCCACTGTGAGTGACGCTGCCGAAACCGCCTTAGATGCCGCCGATAAAGTCAGCGAATCCGCAGACAAGGTAAGCAGTGCAGCCGGTGATCTTGACGATGCCGTTACCAATTTAGCGCACGCCGCTGGCGCTGTAGACCAATCAACCAACGACTTAGCCTACACAGCCGACGATCTCGGCCAAGTAGCGGCAGAACTGAAAGAAGCGACCGCAGAGCTAAAAAAGCCGTCGGCGGCGCAAGAATCCTCGCATGGCGCGAAGGCCGCAGCGCCCAAAAGCAGCTCGAAAAAGTCAGGTTAACAGGCAACGCCGAGCACGCGCCGAGTCTGCATTTACAGCTCATCGAGTTAGCTGCAGACCTCAAGCGGCTCAAAGCCTTTGAACGACGGGCCGACAAAATCGCCCACAAACGTGACGTACTACTGCCTAAATGGCTGCCCATCGTCGAAGAGTATTTAAAGCAGAAACAGGATAAGCCAAATGAAATCAATGATAACTCGATATTCGCTTATTGCGCAGTGTGGGCATTTGATGTCGGAGATCTCGCTCGTGGCCTCGAACTGTCGTTCAGAGCTATTGAACTTGGGCAACCAATGCCGCCAATCATTCGCCGCAAATGGCCGGGCTTTATTGCCGACACTGTCTTCGATTGGGCAGAAGCTCAAGCGGAGCATGGCCACAGCATTGAGCCGTATTTCGGTACTGTGTTTAAGCGCGTTATTAATGATTGGAAACTGCCGGAACCTGTTACCGCAAAGTTCTACAAATTCGCGGGACTCGCGTTACTACGTGCAGCAAACGGGGAAATTACCCCAAGCCATATCGGTGATGTGGAGCGGCTTAATCAAGCAGATCGCCTGCTCGAAAAGGCCGCAAGTTTGCACAAGCATGCTCAAGTAAAAACGGTACGTAACAAGATAGCGATGCGACTTAGAGCGTTAGAAGACTTTGCCAGCCAAGGAATTGTTGAGGCCAGTGTAAAGAGCACCTAAGCCGCGCGGGAACGACTCCCAACCCTCCAGTGCGCTAACCGAGTGTTTAACGGGTGACTGTTAAAAACCGCGTCGACGTTAACCGCACTGAACCCAATTTATGATTGATGAGTAAGAGAGCCAGCATGAGCGGATTCGGATTTCAAGCACCAGCAGAGCCAAGCATCGTTATCGATGCGGCTAGCGGCTGGCCCGAATTATCGACAGGCGAATTTCGCGAACAGCGCCGCATCCCTGAATTTTATGCTGAGCAAACCCTCGCCGACTCACTCAACCGCAGCGTGGCCGAAATTCAGCAGCAAATTATTAATTATGTAGGGCAGGCAAGCACTGACACGGACGTCCCCTTTACCCTAGGCGCTAGCCTAGCGCCTAATTTTAGTGCGCAGCAAATTAGCATTTACCGCGGCGCAGTCTATGCCCGTTCCCATGCCGATTTGCTGGGTTATTTTTCTGCCGTCGACCAAAAAGATGCGGGTAACAACAAAGCCCAAGACACCCAGCAGCAAGATGCCATCCTCGCGCAATCTAACCGCGCCGTGCGCCTATTGCTCGGCCTTGGCCGTGCCGGAGTGCACTCGCTATGAGCCAGCTAAATGCATTGACATTGCACCTACTCAACACATTAAAGCCATACGTTAAGCCAAACGATATCGACGCATGGCAAACCGACGGACAACTGCACATTATCCAAGACGACTTAGGCGAAGGCATCAATATCGCCAAATGGCGGCACAGTGCAGTGATCGCTATTGAGCGTTTACCACATACCAAATTTAACCCGTACACCATCTTAGCGATTTTAGCCGCATGGCTATCTGACAACGACTGGCCGCAGGAAGAATACGGCCTATCAGAGCCAGCTATTGATATCGACATCATCAGCGACGACCACGCCCAAATCATCATCAGCATCGATTTAGTCGATGACTTAGGCATCGTCGAAGATGAGCAAGGCAATATTCCTTACATGGGTAAAAAATACCGCCTTGAAAATATCCCCATCAACTGGGCTGAACAGGTTGATCTGATTAATCGGGGTGAGCAATGAACATCAAAGTGAATGTAAGTCACTTCGATGACACCTTACTGCAATTGGCAGCGTTAGCACTGCCACCAAAAAAACGCGCTCGGGCAATGTGGCGTATCGCGGATAGCGTGCGCAACAAATCAAAAACCAATGCAAAACAGCAAAGGGATCCTGACGGTTCACCTTGGCAGCCAATTAAGCGCAAGCGTAAAGGCGGAAAGCAGCGCGAAAAAATGTTTCGCACCCTGCCAAAGTACATGCAAGTGAGTAAGCCGAAAGACAGCGCCCAAACAGCGTCGGTTTATTTTCAACCAAAAATACCGGGCAAAGGCAATTACTCCACAGGGGTGATCGCCAACATGCACGCACAGGGCGCGAGCATCACCAGAAATAAAGCCGACTATTCGGCCGCAATGGCGCGCTATGAAGCAAAAAAAGGCCTTGATAAAGGTAACGCCACCAGAAACCAAGCGCGCTTTCTCGTCAAATTAGGTATGCGCCGTCGAGTATCTCAGGAAGAAACTACCCAGCGGAAAAAACGCGGGGCATACGTGCGCGCCACAGCAAGTTGGATAACCGCAAACCTGAGTTACATACAGGCCGGCTTTTTAATCACCGAACTAAATGATGCAAGCAAAAGCACTAGCCAAACATGGACTATCAAACTGCCAAAACGCAACACGCTAGGCGCAACAGAAGCTGAGCAAAACAAGATTTTCAAGCGGGTAATGCAAGGCATTAACTTCGGCTGGAACGTTAAAAAACAGGACATAAGGGGCTAAAAATGTCACTAGGTAAAGTACAGGTAAATAACTTAAATCAAGGCCAAGGTGACATTAACGCCATCGAGCGCCACTTCCTTTATATCGGCCGTGCAGGTCATGTCGATGAAGAAAGCCAGCTATTTAGCATCGGCGCGCAAACCGATATCGAGGCGAATTTTGCCGATAGTGCATTGCGTAAACAGTTGATCGCCGCCCAGCTTAATGCGGGACAAAACTGGACCGCCGCAGTGTATCCACTGGCAGCCGATGAAGACTTATTCGACGCCATCACCGCCGCAAACGAAGTACAAAGCTTTGAAATGGTGGTGTTCTGTGACGTCACAATCAGCGCCGCCAACTTAAGCGCCAAGCACGATTACTTAGCCAGCCTACAAGCCAGCCACGGCCGCTTTGTATCAGGCCTAGCCGCCGTTGCGGGTATCGATGTCGCCACCCAAACGTGGCAACAGTACGAAACCGCGATGGTGGGACTGCAAGCGGGTATTGCCGCGCACTTAGTCATCCCTGTGCCGCAGCTGCATGGTAATAATGTCGGCGTACTCGCTGGCCGCTTATGCAATCGTGCCGTCAGCATTGCCGACAGCCCAATGCGCGTCGCCACTGGCTCAGTGATGGGCTTAGGCGTTGCACCAGTCGACAGCGCCGAAAAACCGCTCACGCTCGCCACGCTCGAAACCTTAGCCAATGCGCGCTTTAGCGTGCCGCAGTGGTATCCAGACCTAGAGGGCATCTACTGGGGCGACGGAACAACGCTCGACGCAGCAGGCGGTGATTATCAATACATTGAGCATTTGCGCCCTGTACACAAAGCCAGCCGCGAAGTGCGTATTTTAGCCATTCGCCGCATTGCTAACCGCGCGCTTAACTCCACGCCAACCAGCATCGAGCAAAACAAAGCCTACTTTATGAAGCCGCTGCGCAACATGAGCAAAAGCACGGTGATTTTGGGTACGCAGTTCCCAGGTGATATTCAGCCGCCACGCGATGGCGACATCACCATTGTGTGGACCAGTAACAAAGCGGTGACCATTTACATGATCGTCCGTCCGTACAACAGCCCGAAAGAAATCACCGTCAACATTCTGCTTGACCTAAGCAATCAATAAGGAGTCGCCGCCATGCGTTTATCTGGAATGAATTTTAACGTCACCATGGGCGACACCATGATCCACGTTGACACTTGCACCTTAACCATCACAGACAACAGCGCGGTCAGCCAAACCAGCGGCGTACCTGACGGCTATGTCGACGGTGACGTCGCGGCCAGTGGTGAACTGTCAGTTAATGCCAGCCAATTTGACCTTATCTCAAACGAGGCTAAATCAGCAGGATCTTGGCGGGGCATGAAAGTGTTCGACATGATGTTTTACGGCAAAACCGCTAAAGACGAAGTGAAAGTCGAAGCGTTCGGCTGTCGTATCAAACTAAGCGACTTGCTCGACGTCGACAAAAAAGGCGGCCAAGCGTCACTGTTCAAAATCCCTTTTGATGTAACGGACCCTGATTTTGTGCACATCAACGGCGTGCCATACCTGCGCCCTGAAGAAATCGAAAACATTAAGCAGTAAGCCAAGCAGTTAACAGAGAGCCAATAACGAATGGATGCAGTGGATTTAGTCACCCGTGAGCAGCTACGCGCCGAGCACCGTTTCGAGCAGCACCGCAAAGCACTAGCCGCCAAGCCAGTACCACAAAGCGCAACGGAATGCGCAGAGTGTGGCAACGAAATACCAGAAGGCCGCCGCCGAGCAATCAAAGGCGTGCAACTGCGCACTGAGTGCCAGCAACAGACAGAGTGATAACGCAATGACACAAGTGAACTTTGGCTTTATTTCGGGATTAGAGGGCGGCCCCATTTTACGGGGCTATGTGCCTGATCCTAAACAATCTAACTCAGGCGTCACCATCGCCACAGGGTTCGATCTCGGCCAACGTTCAGCAAGTGAATTACATCGCCTGTTACCTGCACCGCTGGCAACCAAACTAGGCCCATATTGCGGGCTGAAAAAACAAGATGCGGTTAGCGTGCTGAAACAATCACCGCTAAAAATCACCGCCGACGAAGCGGAAGAAATCGATTTAAACGTTAAGCACCAAATGCTAACCCAATTGGTGCAGCGTTATAACCGCGCCGCCAAAGTCGCTTTTGATGGATTGCCGGAGCCAATGCAAACCGTGATCGCCTCAGTCGCGTTCCAGTACGGCGACTTAAGCAAGCGCTGTCCTAAGTTTTGGCGTGCAGCAACGCAAGCCAACACCGATGCAATGGCAATTGAATTACGCGACTTTGGCGACCGTTACCCAAGTCGCCGCCACCGCGAAGCCAACTATTTACAACTGATTAGAGCCTAAGGGGACGGTATGAACTGGAAAGACATTGCAAGCACAGTCAGCGGCATCGCTGGCGCAGTCGCCCCGCTACTCGGTGGCCCTGTCGGTTTAGCCGTCAGTATTGGTAGCCAAATTGCGGGCGCATTGGGCACTGATAACACGCCTGAAGCCGTCGCCGCCGCATTGCAACGCGACCCTAGCGCCGCAATTAAATTGCAAGAGTGGGCGATGCAAGAACGCGAACAGATTCGCTACGGCCATTTAGAGTTGCAACGCCTTGCGCTGGATGAATACAAAGCCGACTTAAGCGATCGCCAGCACGCGCGCCAAGAACATAAAGACCATTGGATGCCATCCGCGCTAACCATCACCTTAGTGAGCATGTTGGCCGCGCTGATCGCCGCATTGTTTTACTTACCTATACCAAGCGAAAACAGAGACTTAATCGTCTATCTCGCGGGTAACTTATTACCAATGGTGACAGGCTCAGTCTATTACTGGGTGAGCTCAACAAAAGACGCCAACAACCGCGAAAAATTAATGACGCTCGCCAGCCAAGGGCAACAGCCAGCGCCAGCAGCAACGCCACAAAAAGTAGGAGCCTAGCGCATGGAACAGCTAACAAACTGGCTATTAGTGATCGTCGGATTTATCGGCCTATTCCTCACCGTAGTGGTGCCGTTAATCGCCTACCTAAACAGCGTGGCGCATAAAACCCGCGCTGAACTCAGCAACCATAAAACCCACGTTGCCGAAACCTATGCCACCAAACACGACGTTAAAGAGCTTGGCGACCGTATGGAGCGGCAAATGCGTGACGGCTTCGACAACCTAAAAGAACTACTCACTAATCGAAAAGATAAGGACGCAGCATGAAAAAGACCATCGTGTTAACCATCGCCGGAACTGATTTTAAATTTGAAGTTACCGCCAAAGATCATGGCGATTTTGTTGATGCCGTCGCCCGTGGTGGCTCAGTCACCGCCGCATCGTACAACTTTGCCATGCGCGCCATCGACAGCGGCCAAAAGGAAGACTTTAAAAAGCTATTAGACGGTTCACCAGGTGCAGAACTGCAAATCGCTGGAGAACTTAAAGCCGAGTTCTCACCAGTGCTGGAAATTGCCGTAAAAAAATAGAGGGGCTGATTGAGTCCATCGACTCAAATCAGCTTGAACAAATGTTCATCATGCGCCGCCACTATCTGCCATTGGAGGCCGACGATGAACAGAGTTTAGCAAGGGCATGTTGGCTAATGAAACGCCAGCGCGAAGACCTAGAGGCCATTGTCACCAACGCTATTTGTAAGGCGTTTGGTGGCAAATAAGGGAAGTGGATAGCATGAGTTTACCCGCACCGCTAATGTTCACCGTTGGACTGATAGACCAAATCACTCGGCCGATCGCCAAAATCAGCCAAGGATTAAGCGGTCTAGCGTCCAACTACCAAGCCGGAACCATGCAAATGGCCTCCGGCATTGGTGGCATCGCGGCCAGCGGTTATGGGTTATACCAAGCATTGCAACCTGCGTTAGAAATTGACAAAGCATTAGGTGATGCCAGAGGTGTTGGCGTTGCCGACTCTGCACTCAAAAAGATTACTAACACAGCAATGGATTTTTCATTGCAGTTTGGTCAATCCAGCATTGATGTCATTAACCATGCCGCAAAATTGCGCGGTGTATTAGGCGAAATGCCAGACCATGTACTGGCATCGGCTACCAAAAGTTCTGCCGTTTTAGCTATGGCGATGAAGTCAGACGCTGAAACTACCAGCAAATATTTTAAAACCCTCTATGGCAACTATGGCGGCCAAGCCAATGCCATGGGGCAAGATAAGTTTATTGCGCAAATCGCAGGCATGACGGCTTACGCTAAAAAGACACTTGGCACAGAAATGAGTGATCTAGAGGGCATGATTGACGGCATGCACTCATTACCTTCAACCCTAGGCGTTGCACTTGAAGAACAATTTGCCGTGTTAGCAACCCTTAATAAGTCCATGGGGCAAGGCGATGCGGTAACCCAATACACAAACTTTTTAGAAGGTGTAGCAGGGGCTCAAGAAAAACTAGGCGTAAAACTCACTGACAGCAAAGGCAATTTGCTGCCAATGATTGATGTAATTGAAAAATTAAAACCCATGATGCAGGGCATGTCGGGTATTCAAGCAAGGACATTTCTTGACGATGCAGGCTTAGGTGACGGCTCGCTAATGATCATCAATATGATGAAAAACTTAGACGGACTTAAAAGCACCATACAAGGATTTAAAAACGTCAACGGATTAGACCCCGCGTTAGATATGGCTAAAAACATGACATCACAAAGCGAACGCCTTGCTCAAAGTTGGTGGGTGATCCGCGCTGCTATTGGTAGCGTGCTATTGCCTGCATTTAACACGGTAGTAGGCAAGATTGCCGAAATGGGCGGCTCAGTACTTTGGTTTACCAATATGTTTCCAAACATCACTAGGATGATGGGTTATTTAGCCGTAACGATATTTGGTGTAATAGCTTTAGGAGGCGTATTCACTGCCATGATGGGCGCATGGAAGCTGGTCACAGTGGCATGGAATGTCGTTGCAGGCTTAACCGTATGGATATGGAAAAGCATCATAATGCAAATGACCTTGGCAAACCTGCGCTTTGCTATTTACAAAGGGTTAATTTACAGCGTCATTGCAATTACCAAATTATGGCAAGGTGCACAGTGGGCGCTAAACCTAGCCATGAACGCTAACCCATTAGGATTAATGATTGTAGCGGTAGCGGCCATTATCGCAGGAGTCGCAGCATTAATTTATTACTGGGATGACTTTACAAAAATGGTTGCAGATACGGCATGGATTCAAGCCATCGTCGGTGTATTTGACAACGTATGGAACAGCGTTAAAGCAATGTTTAACGACACCATCAATTGGATTATCGACAAACTCAATTTGATCCCAGGTGTCGACATTAGCAGCAACATCACCGCAGGCAGCATGCCCAGCGTTGACGCCATTTCACCTGTGCAAGCCAACCTCACGCGCGGCGGCGTTAGCCAGCAAATCGCCAACGCCAACAACAGCAAATCAACCACGGTCGGCAACATCAATATTTACCCTCAAAAGGTCGACACCAACTTTGCAAACTATGTCGAGATGCACTCATGAGTATCTATAGAGATTTGCACATAGAACACGGCGACGTGGTGTTAGATGCGGGATTAAACCCCCGCTATTTAACCGATCGCGCCGCCATCGCCCAAGACATAGTGCACGCCATTTTAGACACAGGCTTAGCGCACTTACTCATTAGCGACCGTGGCACAGGCGTTACCGCCGACACCCAAATCAAACTCAAATTATTAGTAGAGGACGATGTGCGCATCATGCCGGGCACAGTTCGCATTGAACAATCATCAAGCGGCCATTGGTGGGTACTTGCCGACACTATCGACTTTGGACCAGTTACCGCACAAATAACCCAAGGTGGAGCACTTTAAATGGCCGATAAAATCGACGTGCCAACAATCGACTTTGCCAAAATCGTCGAAGCAGCAGGCATACCGACCACGGAGGACGGCTGGAAGGCGCTGTTTAAACAGGACGTTGAAGCCGAAGGCAGCATTATTGCCAACGACTCGCCTTACTCGCCGTTCTGGCGCTTGATCACCGCCATTATTGCCAAGCCAGCAACGTGGATAGTCAACAAAGTGCTGATTGGGGTGATCTTGCCCAATCTGTTTTTACTCACTGCTAACGATGATGGCTTTATCGAGGCCAAAGCATGGGAACACGACTTAACCCGCAAAACCGACAGCAAAGCCAAAGGCAAAGTACGCTTTAACCGCGCCGCATCCAGTGGCCCAAGTTTATTGATCCCCGCCGCCACTGTGATCCAAACCGACGCGATTAACGGCACGGTTTACCGTGTGCTAACGGTTGAAGATGTGATCTTGCCGCAAAACAGCTTAAGCGTATTAGTGCCAGTAATCGCCGAAAACGCGGGCGCGGCCTATAACCTTGGCGCCGGCTATTTGCATATTTTACCCACGGCGGTGACTGGCATCGGCAGCGTCACCAACGAGGCAGAATGGCTCGACGAACTCGGCAGCGACCGCGAAACTAACGACGACTTAAAGCTGCGAACCCGCAACGCATTTACCGCCGCCGCGCCTTGGCATATCGATGCCGTTTATCGCGCAATACTGACCGAACGCGCAGGACTGGACACCGATAACGTCTATTTTGAGCACGACGCACCACGAGGTCCGGGCACTGCCAACGCCTATATTTTGTTAGACACGGGCGAACCTTCAGCCGCCATGCTGGCAGACCTGAATCAGTACGTGATGGATAAAGGCTACCACGGCCACGGTGATGATTTACTCGTGCTCGCCATGCCAGGTGTTGACGTCACTGTCGGCGTCACGGTTTACCCCTACAGCTACTTACTAGAAGCCGAAGTTGTCACGCTATTAGCTGACATTGAAAACTTTATCCGCTGCGCATTTCGCGAAAATACCGACTACACCGCCACCCGCACAGAACCTTTTATCCGCTTTAGCTTTAGTAAGTTAGGCCAAGAGTTACACCGCCAATTTGCGGGTATCGAGTCGCTTAACTGGCACCAAATCGATATCACCAGCGCCAACAACGTGCCGCGCTTAAGCACGCTCACCATTGAAAATGGGAACGCGCTATGAGCATAAAAATCGACTGGGCCGCACTCACCAAAATGCCGTACTGGCTGGCACGTCCAGCCAGTGAGTTAGACAAACTGCGTAAAGGCGCGGTGCGATTTTGGCAGCGCTTTGTCGACATGCTCGCATTCCCCGCTAAGCAGCTCGACCCCATGACCGCCGAGCTTGAATTTGTGCACCTCTTGGCATGGGAGCGGGATATCGAGCAAATCCCCAGTGAAACCGAACTCATGTACCGCACGAGGGTGAAATACGCTTTGCCGTTCGCCAAGGGCGCAGGCAGTAAAAGCGGTTGGCTCGATATGTTTAAAAAACTCGGCATGACATGGGTGGGTATGGATGAGCGCATCAGCCAAACGGATTGGGACGTAGTTGATCTGCAATTGCTGGATAGCGACTTTGGCAACCGCCAAAAGCTGATTGACTACATTTGCCGCCAGTATGGACGCACTACGCGCCGCTATCAGCTGACCACCATTTCAAAAATGCCGCTGATCGCACCGCTAAAAAGCTTTGAACATCAGCACACAGTTAACACGGCAACAGCTAACACCAACCTATTGCCAGCAAAACGATTTATGACGATGGACTGCGAATCTAGCTACCACGTTGCACGCATCAAACAGAATTAAACAAAGGAACCCATACCATGGCACAAGTGATCACATTAGCAGGCGAACGTTTATTTGCACTCAAAGCCCAAAACAACCAGCAATTAGACATTGATACCTTTATTTTTGCCTATGTGCCGGGGCAAGACTCCACCGTCGACATTGACCGCAATGAAGGATTACCGCCAATCGGCCAACGTGTGCACACTCAGATAGTGCAGCAATACGGCATGATTAATGAAAACGCCGTGGTGTATAGCTCTGTGCTCGACAGCTTAACGGGACCATTCCAATTTAACTGGGTTGGACTGTATTCAGCCGTTAACCAAACACTGATCGCCATTCAGCATATTCCTACAGTGAGCAAGACAGTCACCGAGCCGGGCGCATCGGGTAACATCCTTAACCGCAACTTTGTGATCGAGTACAGTGGCATTGCCGAGTTAACAGGGATTACCGTTGACCCTGAAACATGGCAACTTGATTACACTGCCCGCCTAAATGGCATGGACGAACTTACCCGCCAACTGGCAGCCGACATGAACGGCAAAGACTGGTTTATTGAAGACGGTTTTAAAGTGGTGCCACGCTCAACACTCAACACTTTTAAAGTGACAGCTGGCGCGGGTTATGTCTCGGGCCTGCGCGTGACATTGGCAGCGGATCATATCCTCACCTTAAGCAGCTACCCGCAGTTTGTTTACGTGGATGCGTGGTTTGATGGCACCAGCGAAAGCGTATGGAAAGGCCATACCGCGTTTACCGTGACCAACACCGAAATGGACGACTATATCGACGTCAATGGCCGCAACCATTATGTATTTAAACTGGCACGTATCACCGCCGCCGATACAGTGGAAGATTTGCGAAACAACAACGGATTAAAGGAAGAAATTATACAGCACATAAATAAGGAAGATGCTGCGCATAATGCTAGTTCTATTAAATTATCCAGCGGAGTTAACCTAGAATTATTTGCATCTGAAAGACAATTAAGCATCAATGTTAACGATAAATCTAAAATATCAGAGTTAAATAATGAGCAAATTGCAATTATTAAAGCACTAGGGTCTGTTGATCTTTCGAGAGTGATTTTTAGACAGCATGGCAAGACGTTATAATTTGCTTCGCCAAAAGTAACCATAACCTCAAGCCATGCCAAGACTTATGCTAACCGATGCACGCTGGGAAAAGCTATTTCATTTAATGAAAAGCACAGGCCGTGTTTATGACAAACCTGAACATAGACAAACATTCGAAGGTATTCTTTACCGCCTTAGAACAGGTATCCCTTGGCGAGATTTACCTAAAGAGTTCGGTCATTGGAGCACGGTCTTTAGACGGTTTCATTTATGGTCTAAGAAAGGCGTTCTAGCACATTTATTCAAGGCCTTAGCCAACCTTGCTGATATAGAATGGGTCTTTATTGATGGCTCGATAGTGCGGGCTCACCAGCACAGTGCAGGTGCAGCGACGCTAAGTAATGAGAGTATTGGTAAAAGTCGAGGCGGTAATTCAACCAAAATTCACTTAGCCGTCGACAGCGGAGGATTACCGATTTATTTCGAATTATCAGAAGGCCAAAAACACGATATTACACACGCCCCCAGCTTAATTGAGCACCTGAAGCAGGTTGATACCGTCATTGCAGATAAAGGTTATGACAGCGATGCTTTTCGTGAACTTATCGCAAATAAAGGCGGGAAATCTGTTATTCCAAGGCGCCGCTATAAGAATACACCTCAAGAAAGAGTCGATTGGTGCTTATATCGGTATCGACATTTAGTGGAGAATGCTTTTGGAAGAATTAAGCACTATCGAGCAATATCAACAAGATATGACAAGCTAGCAAGAAATTACGCCAGTATGGTGTCACTGGCGTTTATGTTAATGTGGCTGCCGATGTATTGCTGAACAACATTTGTACAGCAAAGATCAACAGACCCTAGATAATGACAAAAAATTTATCGTATCACATGAAGAGCAAGGACTATCTAATACACCTGACAGAGTACAAATGGCTAACGGAAAGTTTGCGCTGCGTGTCGGAGGATTTAATGCCCAAAGAATAGGAGTGTTTAAAACCCCTAGAGGACTTGGTCATAGATGTGGTGATTTCATTTATAAAAAAACCTCGCAAACTAACGCAGAGTTAATGACAGATTTATCAAAATTCAAGTCATTTACTAAAGATAGTGTAGGACTTATTGGTGTTTCAGTTGGTTATGTTGACTGGGGAAAGGGTAACGATAACACGGGGGATGGTTTAAGTTGGGCAACAGCAAAAGGATCTCTTTCAGCTGGCTATAGTTTGAACACCGATATTTTGCTAGTAAGAGCTGGATTCTATAATCGAGCTAACAGATTAGGAGCCATTTCATTGAATAAAAGTCGTGCCATTATCGCAATTGGTGGGATAGTAATTACAGGGTGTATTGCGACAGGAATTTGGACAAAAACAACAGGGAAAACTAACGTTTATCAAATGAATTACACATCTGGGCTTACAAACGTAACAAGCTCAGTGTATGACACTGCTGTATTAAATGAGCAAATTTCACCGACTAGCTACCAAGGGTTAGATAGCATTGTAGAAGTCGATGCAACTCCAGGCAGTTTTTATCATGATGCTGCCGCATTCATAACATATGTACATGCTGTAGATAGTCGAGATTTGGTCATGCATGGAAATGAACTGAGACTAACACAACCAGTTGAAAGCTCAGTTATAACGTGGACTGGAAACTTCAAGCTTTACGTCGAGAACATTGAATTTTGGGGGGGGGATATTGGGAATTGCATTAAACTAATTAGCAACGGTGGCAACTATAAAAACTCAGTTTTTTATAACAAAAACTGCACGTTTGCCGGGACTAGAGATGGAACAGGAGGTAATGGGCTCGCAGTTCGTGACATTGGTATTTGTATCTCAGACGATTCAATATGTACAGCTAATCGCCGAGATGGATTTAACTACCACGCGTGGCTTGCTGGGGAATCTGGAGTGCAAGGGCTTAACCCGCATTTCGTTGAAGTCAACTGTCGTGCACACGGAAATGGGATTAATGGAGATGAGAGTAACAATCAATGAACAACATCACATGAAGATTGTGTCGGATTAAGGATTGGCGGTGATTACTCATATCATGATGATGGTGGCTGTGTTGTTGATATTGATGCGTCAGTAGTGTTTAACGCAGGTATAACAGCTAATAAATCCAGCGTTGTAGGGATGCAGTTAGCAGCGGATGGATACACGAGAGATAGTATTTTAAAAAGTGCTGAATGGTGGATCGATGGTGCGAAATGTTCTGAAAACCCAGAAATTCAGAACGGCAGAGGTGATATTGCAATAGATGGTTACTATTCTAAATTGCATATGCAAGATACTGATACTGAAAAGCCTGTTAGCACGCGTACTTTTAGCAATAATGTTGATGAAGAGTTCAATTAAAAATGCTAACTCTCAACGCAACCTCAATTAGCCTTAAGTCATTGCGGATCACAGCCAGCCAAGAGCTGGCGACTGAGGACGCCAGCGGCCAAAGTTCGAGCACGGATGCAGCCGAAACGGGCATTAAAGCTAAGATGTTGGCCGTATCGGGCTTTATTAAGTTTGATGATGAAGCACTGCTCACCGACATCTTTAAAATGGCCGAAGCCACGGAAGGCGGGGCGCGAGCCACTTACCGCATTAGCAATAAAACCGCCTCGGCACTAGGCATTAAGCAAGTGAAATTCGCCAGCAAAATTGAAGCGGTGGAGCAAGAAACCACCCGCCAATGGAACGTGAGTTTTACCTTAGCCGAAGTGCGCAGCGTGCCGCAGAAAAAGGAAGAACGCGCGCAGCAAGTCGCCGCCGCGCAGCAGGGCAGCACAGGCCAAGGCACAGTATTAGCAGATGAAACCGCACCGCCCGCGACCGAAGTTGAACTCACTGGCTTAATGGGCTTCCTCAAAAAAGTCGATAACGGGTTAGCATAATGGCCGAGCCTAACGCGAAATTTATCACCCGTGCTTATCTCGGTAGCCAAAAGGTCGCAGTAAGCGATTATTGGCTAGTGTTGCAAGCATCATCACCAGGTACTTGTCAGTTAACCGTTGATAAATCAGCTGAACGCTTTACCCCTGTCGCGTTCGAAATGGGCTGGGGTGAAATGATTGAACGGGTATTTTATGGCTATATCGAGCGCATCATGCCAGCGGCTAACGGATTGTATACCGTGTTTTGTCGGGAGTTATCGTCGGCATTAGCGAACAACTTAAGCGTGACATTACGCCATCCAACCTTGCGCAACGTATGCGACGAAATCAAAGCCCAAGTGGGCCTTGAATTTGTATTACCAGATAAGCCTTACGCCGACACGGCAATCCCTTGTTTTTATGGTGATACCTCAGGCTATGCCATGCTCGATAACCTTGGCCGCACGTACAAAGTGCCGGACTTTATCTGGCAACAGCAGGGCAATGGCAAAATCTATTTAGGTAGTTATCAAGACTCGTTTTGGGCAGGTAAAGACATCACCATCCCACAAAGCCTAATGACAGACCAACAAGCGGGTAAAACCGCCACCATTCCAGCCGTGCCAAAACTGCGCCCTAACGTCACCGCCAACGGAGCACGTATTGCCAAGGTCGAGTTTAAGGGCACTAACATGACGATAAGCTGGTAAACATGGAACAAATCATCAAAAAAATCGTGTTGCGATCATTCCCAGAACTCAGCTCGCAATTGCACTTACCGCGCTGGGCTAAAGTCGTTGCCTTGCCAGAGCTGCCAACAGAAGATGGAGAACGCGGCAGCGATGCGTTTTATCCACGCTATGCCGTTGACGTACAGCTGCTCGACGAACACGGCACCGCCACCAAATCGAAAGTATTGCAAGCCGTCCCATTGCCACTCAATGGAGCAGGCGATAAAGCAGGCCGACTCGAACCACCCGCTATTGGTTCCATCGTCGAAATCGCCTTTGCCTACGGCAGACCAGATAAACCATTCATCCGTTGTATCTTACCGTTCGGCTGGGATCTTCCTGCCATCAAAGCGGGTGAGTCACGCACTCAAATCCGCGAGGGCGTTTATCAGCACATAGATGACGCGGGCAACTTCTTTAGCGTGACCGATAAAGACAGCACCATTGAATGTCTTAATCAGCGCATCAAAGTGTTAGAAGACCAGCTAACTGAAGTATTGGGCAAAATGACAATGAACATCACTGATGATCTGCGCATCACCGCGAAGAACATTACCGAAGATGCAGACACCATCAAACTAAACGGCGGTGCAGCGGTAGTCACCTGTGCCCATATCTGCCACTTTACGGGCGCACCACACGGCGACGGATCATCAACCGTTAGCGCAGGCAAATAAGGGGAAGGCCAATGGCATTAAGCAGCGGATCATTACAATCAAAGATAGTTAGCGAACTACAAGCACAAGGCTTTATCACCGAAGGCGATCACGCATTCGCGGGCAAGATGGCTGCCGCCATTGCTAAAGCCGTCATTGATGAAATCACCGCCAACGCTGATGTGGTCGTCGCAGCAGGCAGCAGCGCAGGAACATACAAAGTAAGTTAACGCATAAGCTACACGTATAAGCCCAGCCAAAGCGCTGGGCTTTTTGTTAGCTGCAGCAAAGCCACCCGCATCTATATCGAGTACAGACACCGCCGACTATGTTGGCCACGTCATCACATCATCGCTACACAAACACCAGCCCCGACCATTTTAGCCACGAAAACCAGCGCGACAGAGAAACCACGACACGAAATCCGCACTCTTCCTCACCCTCCTGCGCGCTTTGTATGTTAATTTTTTTTCAGTTTTAGTTTATTGCAGTTCATAGGCGCAGCCAGCGCCATTCCTAGGGGTTTTAAAGGATCAAAGATCTGAAATGATCGCGGTTTATTTCACTGTTTTACAGTTCCATACAGCGCGTTTGGTGGCGAGTGAAAATGTCTAGGTATTGATTTAATTAGCTTTTGCGTGGATTCCGTGGGGTTTTTATGAATGATTAGAAAATATTGAAAAAGATCTAAACAATAATAATCAACAACTTAAGACGATCAAAAACTGAAATGAAAAACGCATGTTGTTACGAACCAACCAGCGCGATATTATCGAGTCAAAATTAAAAAGCTCCGTCGCCACTTTGTCGCCATAAATAGTTTTATCTCAAAAATCCGAATCAGATACCTCTGATAATTAATTGATTTAAATAGTAAATTTACTCGTTTAAATGCGAGTAAATACAGGGTGTTCAAAATAGGGTGTTTTTTTATTCTCGTTTAATGTTAGGCTAGATAAAAACGTGCGCTACAACACACTTTTCTATCATCTAACGGAGGCGATACTGTGGGCTGTGAAGATAACTTAGGTTGTTTAAGTGGTGAGCATATTGTACTTGAGCCCTTATCTTTGTCCCATGTGGCGGCATTGAGTCTAGCCGTGACAGATGGTCAACTTTGGCGTTTATGGTTTACCAGTGTCCCTGAGCCAACTGAGATGAAGCTCTATGTGGCTAAAGCACTCGAAGAAAAAGCGCGGGGCCAGAGTTTTCCCTTTGCGGTGCGGGATAGAGTGTCAGGGGAAATCGTCGGATGCACGCGAATTTGCAACTGGGAGTCTGATAATCGCCGTCTTGAGATTGGATACACTTGGTATGCTAAACGTGCCCAGCGCACTGGGATTAATACTGAAGCTAAACTGCTGTTATTGACCTTTGCTTTTGAAACCTTAGACGCCATTGCCGTTGAGTTTCGTACTCATTGGCATAACCAAGCTTCGAGACAAGCCATTGCAAGACTGGGCGCTAAGCAAGATGGTGTATTGCGAAATCATAAGATTCTTAAGGACGGCACTATCCGCGATACCGTGGTGTATTCCATTATTGATACCGAGTGGCCAACGGTGAAAAACAGTCTGCAATTTCGATTGCGACAACGACCGCCAACACTCTAATGATAAATAGGAAAAGCCCATGGCAAGCATCATAACTCGAGTAGATGTGACTCATGTCCATGAGGTTGCAGTGTTATTCAATGAGTACCGACAGTTTTATGGGCGTAGGGATGATCTCGCGGCTGCGGAGCAGTTTATTCATTCAAGAGTGTCAGATGGCTCATCGGTGATATTTATTGCTAAAGATAATCAAGGGCTTGGATTAGGTTTTGTTCAAATGTATCCCAGTTTTTCATCGTTACGTTTGGCCCCTATGTTGATCCTCAATGATGTGTATGTGACTCAACATGCCCGATGTGTCGGTATTGGGCGGGCGTTAGTGCTACAGGCCGCCAGTTATGCCAAAGCGCATAATATGAGTTATTTGATGTTAGAAACACAGCAAAAAAACCAGCGCGCGCAGGGCTTGTATGAAGGTTTAGGCTTTGTGCGTAACCAAGATTTTTATATCTACGAACTTGAGCTCCACCGAGGGCTTGAGTAG